TATTACCTTGAAACTGCGTTTTTCACAGTTATTTTTTCTTCTTTTTACGTCTATGTTGATAACTTATCTTCTTACTGCCTGTTTTTTCACGTTTAAACCTTGCTTTTTCGGCACTTGACATCTCTCCAGTAGTCTTAGGTGTCTTACTTGAGATTCTCTTACTTGGTCTGCAAGCTGGATAGCCTCTTTTTTCGCCTTTTGATCGGCCACAAGGCTTTCCTGTCTTTACATCAACCCATTTTTCTTTAAACCAACGGGTTAGACCACCGCTACTTCTTGCCACGTTTCTTAGTTCCTGTGCGATAAGTACCACCAC